AGCTGGAAGGATTTTAGGAATAACTATAAGGAAGGTGTCAAGGAATCTTTTCTGGCAGGTCGTGGTCCTGGTGGAGCTTGGGAGTCATTTAGTTACACAACTAGAAGTGGCGAAAAACAAGCTTGGCGTTTTGTTGAAGGTCTTTATTCAAAGGAACAGATCGAAGGTTTGTATTCTAATGACAAAGACAAAGACTCAAAAGATATGAATTTTAAACCGTCTTATGAACGACAGTATAAAGGTGGCATCAAAAGCTCCTATGATCCAACTAACACTTTTCTCAAAAAAGTAGATCCCAACAAAAAACTAAAGACAGATAAAATTAAAAAGTCTGATTATAAAAAACCCAAGCTACCTAAGAGTGTACGTAAGTATGCTGAAGGTTCTACTCCTATTAACAACACTGCAAAACTTGCTATTAAAAACTTGAAGTCCGACCTTAAGAATTAATTATGGCTAAAAAACGCTACAAAGGATTTAAAAATAAAAAAAGTTTCAAAAAAGGCAAACTGAAAATTACGAATCAGCTAGGGCGGTTTCTTGATGACAACAAGCTTTCAGGGAAAGAGCTTCGCAAGATTAATAAGCAAGCTAAAAACAGCGGATTTGAAGGTTCCCCGAAGAGGCTCGCTAAGCTCATCAAAAAAACTGCTAAAAAGGTAAAGCCAAAGGCGGTGAAGAAGGGTAACGTACAGAATATTGGTGTAAGGAAAAATACCCCGCGTCTCAAGCAGATTAAAAAGAGTGTTGCGGCAACACCCGCACCCACAGATCTTGATGCTATCCGCGGCCGCCCACCCGAAGTCCAAGAAGCACCAGACACACAACGCTTTGCTACACCTGAACCAGCTGCACCACCACCACCAGGATATCTTGATTCTCCTGAACCAACAGTAGGTACAAAGGTAAAAGTTGATACACCACCTTCCCCCACACCAGAACTTGAAGGTATTGACTATCAAGCTTTGTTAGATGAGTTGGTCGCACAGCGTAATCAACCACAGCAAGCAGCACCGACTATCAACGTACAAATGCCTGAACCTGAAGATGCACTAGGTAGAGCAAAGTCTACTAGTTCTTATCTTTCAGGTGGATCAGCTGGTGGTATTAGGCGTCGTCGATCTAATCGATCAAAGCTTGGTCTCAGTGGTTTGGGTACAAATCAACTTAATCGTAATGTAAGTAATCTCCTTTCAATTAGAGGTATTAGTATCTAATGACCGCCAAGAAAAGATATGATGAGCTGTCAGGTGAACGCTCACAATTTTTAAACGTAGCAGAGCAAGCCGCAGATTTAACTCTTCCTTATCTTATCCGTGGCGAGGAACAGCACACAAAGGGTATGCGTTATCTGCCTACCCCCTGGCAATCCGTAGGCGCTAAAGGTGTTGTCACCCTTAGTGCCAAACTAATGCTAGCACTACTACCACCGCAAACAAGTTTCTTCAAACTACAAGTAGACGAAAGTATGCTTGGTCAGTTTGGTACAGATGTAAAGTCAGAACTAGATCTCTCTTTTTCTAAGATTGAACGTGTCATCCTTGATGCCGTAGCTGCATCTGATGACCGTGTTGTTGTACACCAAGCCATCAAACACTTAGTTGTGGCTGGCAACGCTTTACTGTTCATGTCCAAGGATGGTCTAAAGCTGTACCCTCTTAACAGGTATGTTTGTGAAAGGGATGGTAGCGGTAACGTTGTAGAGATTGTCACTAAAGAACTGGTCAACAAAGACATCCTTGATGAAGTCTTTCCTGGTTACAAACCTACAAAACCTGAAAGTGTTAGTGACTCTACAGTAGGTCTTGGTGAAGATGTTGAGGTCTATACACACATCAGGCGTGTAGACAATAAGTTCAACTGGCACCAAGAGATTGATGGGAAGATCATTCCACGTACAAAAGGTGTATCTCCTTTAGATACAAACCCTTGGATTGCTCTGAGATTTAATACAGTTGATGGGGAAGCTTATGGCCGTGGCCGTGTTGAAGAATTCTTAGGTGACCTGAAGAGTCTGGAGGCCTTGTCTCAGGCTATCTGCGAAGGTTCAGCAGCAGCTGCAAAGGTCGTATTTACTGTGTCTCCTTCTAGTACAACAAAACCATCTACATTGGCTGCTGCAGGGAATGGTGCAATCGTACAAGGTAGACCTGATGACATTGGTGTAGTACAGGTTGGCAAGACAGCTGACTTTGCTACTGCCTTTCAGATGATTCAAACGTTAGAACGTCGATTGTCTGAAGCTTTCCTTGTACTGTCAGTCAGACAGTCAGAACGTACTACTGCTGAAGAAGTACGTATGACTCAGTTTGAACTTGAGCAGCAACTTGGCGGCCTGTTCTCACTCCTGACTGTTGACTTCCTAGTTCCATACCTCAACAGAAAACTAAAGACCTTTCAAAGGACTGGCAAAATACCGAAGATTCCAAAGGACATTGTAAACATCACTATTGTTGCTGGTATCAACGCACTTGGTAGAGGTCAAGATCGTGACAGCCTTACTCAGTTCCTACAAACTGTTGCCACCACAATGGGTCCTGAAGCTATTAGTCAATACATTAATCCACTTGAAGTAGTCAAGCGTTTGGCAGCTGCTCAAGGAATTGATGTCCTTAATCTTGTTAAGACACAAGAGCAGATGCAACAAGAGGTTCAATCTCAGATGCAACAACAAGAAGATATGGAGTTAACTAAGCAAGCAGGCAAGTTAGCTCAAGTAGAGCAATCAGCAGCTGAAGCTCAAATGGCTGCACAACAGTAATTCATTCCACCAAATTTATGTCTGAAACCTTAACATACACTGAAGAGTCTAGCCCTGAACTGAATGCAGAAGAACAAGAATCTCTTGCTC